AGGAGGACTTAGAAGATGAGTAACATTAAAAATGGTAAACGAAAATATATAATATACACACAACATAACTGTATCTTTTGTAATAAAGCTAAAGATTTATTTAAAAAAAATAATATAGAGTTTGATGAAAGATTATTAGATACACCAGAAAAACTAAAAAGATTTAAAGCATCTGGGTATAAGACTGTCCCACAGATATTCTTTTGTGTTGGAGGGTATGAACAATTAGAACAAGACTTATTTATAGAGGAGCATTTTAAAGATGATTAAAGAACATTTTATAGACAACCCTGAATACCTAGCATTAATATCTGACATTGCAGACTTGATGCTACAAAAAAGAGTAGGATTTAATTACAAGAATTTTATAACAGAAGATGAAGAAGGTAATGAATCATATACACCTAAAGGACAAGAATTATTTGAGCAATACTTAAATGAGATTGAAGATTTGTTTACTCTTAATGGTGTGTTATCTTTAGATATAGGAGTAGATGATTCGCAAATTAATTTTATACCAGACTTAGAGTTGGTAGAGAAAACTAAACCAGAAGCAAAGATACTGCCATTTAAAGGACAGATAGGTGCTATATCAGGAGATAAAGATGAGTAGAAAAAACAAAGACTTAAACAAAAAAGTTGAGAAACAAACTCAAGACTTCCTAGGATTTCTATGGACTAATTGGGTTCTAATAGGCATAGGTTTTATGATGTGCTTTATATGGTTCTGTGTATGTTGGACTGTATCATGGATATTCTTTAGCTAACTGTTGACTATTAGATATTTATAATATATAATAAGGAAAGATATGAGAAAAGAAATGTATGTAATAGCTATGCCTTATCCTTTTAATACTAAGCTACCTGATATTTTAGAAGAAGATGATGGTACAATAATGTATTTTAAAAATGAAGGAGAAGCTAAAAGTTTTTTACAAAACTTATATGACGAAAGACAAATACATATGAAAGCATTAATAGATGATAACATAGATATAATGAGGGTACAATGACAATAGAACGAATAGAAACATATGAGACAGCATTAAGAGAAAAAGAAAAAGAAGTGCATGGTCTAAGAGTTAGAGTAAAAGAATTAGTATCAGTTGTATCTGATTTAAAAAAAGAACTGACTGCTATGAAAGTACAAAGTGACTTTGGATATAACTTAGTTAGTGAAAATCCTGATGCAGGACATATTAAAAATGAGTAACGATAGAGAAAGAAGATTAAAAGCTACAGGAAAATGGTTTCAAGGTAGCATTAAAAGAAACTTATGGGTAAACCATTTGTTTCCTATACTTTTAACTGTAAGTTTTATATTTTATTTACTTACATTATAACAAGAGAGAGTAAGATGAATTTATTGGCAGATGAAATAAAAGAACTAATCAAAGAAAGATATTATGAGTACCTAGAAGAAGGCTATGAATCTTTTGAAGCTATGGAATTAGCTAAGAGAGATATACATGAATCAAAAGAAGTAGAGATAGATAGTTATAATAAAACATATGATAGTTCTTTTGAGGTTGACTAATAGTATTTAATACTATATAATAAAATTTTTAATGGGGATTAATATGGATAAAACATGGCTAGACAGGGGTGCTTGTCCTAAGTGTGGGTCAAGTGATGGCAACGTCAATCATGCAGAAGGATATAGTTTTTGTTTTTCCTGTAACACTAGATTTGGAGAGCAAATGGAACATGAAAAAGTAATACCTATACCTACTGAAAGTAATATAAAAACTGTAGGTGTAACAGGTGCATTGACTGAACGTAATATTAGTAAGGAAACTGCACAGAAATATCATACACAAGTTAAGGTGAATGGTAACATGAATACACATCACATATACAAATACTTTGATAGTGGTGGAAACAATATTGGTAATAAGATTAGAGATGTAGCTACAAAGAATATGTGGGTAGAAGGTAATGTAACTAATGCAGTATTGTTTGGACAAGATTTATTTACAGGTGGTGGTAAGTATATTACTATTACTGAAGGTGAAGTAGATGCTATGTCTGCCTATGAATTACTAGGTAGCAAGTGGGCATGTGTTTCTATTAAGACAGGTGCAGGGTCTGCTGTACGTGATTGTAGAAAAGCATTTGAATACTTAGATAGCTTTCAAAATATAGTTATATCATTTGATATGGACAAGCAAGGTAGAGAAGCTAGTGAGAAAGTAGCACAGTTGTTTAGTCCTAACAAATGTAAGATAATGAACATGGAATTTAAAGATGCTAATGAGTATCTCAAGATGGGTAAACGTGAGAAGTTTTCACAAGCATGGTGGAACGCAGAACCATTTACTCCTGCAGGAATTACAAACCTTAGAGACTTAGGTGATTCATTATACACAGAAGAGTATTGTGAAACAGTACCCTATCCTTGGAGTAAGATGAATGAAAAGACTTATGGTATGAGAACAGGTGAGTTGATTACGTTTACATCTGGTGCAGGTATGGGTAAGTCTTCTATTATGAGAGAGCTTATGCATCACTTACTCAAGAATACAAAACATAACATAGGTATACTTGCATTAGAAGAGAGTATTAAAAATACTGCATTTAATATTATGTCAGTAGAAGCCAATGCTAGATTGTATATTAAAGAGATTAGAGATAAGTTTAGTAGAGAACAGTTACAAGATTACCAAAAGAATACAGTTGGCTCTGGTAGGTTCTTTGCCTTTGACCACTTTGGTTCTATTGATAATGACGAGATACTATCACGAGTACGATACATGGCACAAGCATTAGAATGTAAGTGGGTATTTGTTGACCACTTATCTATACTTGTATCAGGTCAAGAAGATGGTGATGAAAGAAAGTCTATTGATGTATTGATGACTAAGATGCGTTCTCTTGTAGAACAAACAGGTATTGGTATGTTATTAGTTTCACATCTACGTAGACCTTCAGGTGATGCAGGGCATGAGAATGGTAAAGAGATTACTCTTTCACATCTTAGAGGTTCAGCATCTATAGCACATCTATCTGATAGTGTTATTGGATTAGAAAGAAACCAACAAGATGATGACGAAGTTAAATCTAATACTACAACGATTCGTATTCTAAAGAATAGATATACAGGTGAGACAGGTGTGGCTACACATCTACATTATAATAAAGAAACAGGTCGTATGAAAGAGATTGACAATCCTTACGAAGTAGATTATAATGCAGAGAATAATGAGGAGGTACCATTCTAATGAAGTGCATGTATTGTGGAACAAAATTAATACATGGTGGTGACCATGATGGAGAACAAGAAGATGACTATGATATAGTTAGTAATTTAAGTTGTCCTGAATGTGACACTAATGTATATGTATATCATACATTTCCTGATGATGATAAAGAAAGTTGGGCAGATGGTTATGAAGAATGGGTAAATAAACAACAAGGTCTTATTATAGATAATAAAGAACCAGAAATGTGGGAACACTATTGTGATACAGAAAAAAGTATGATGGAAGTAGGTAAAGGTGAGCCTTGTAATTGGTGTGGAAAGGAGGAAGAAGATTGTGAAAGTTGTTCTTGATATAGAAACAGACCAGATAAATGCTACAGTAGTAAACTGTATTGTTGCTAAAGATATTGAAACAAATGTGTCTACAGTATTTGACCCAAGTAATATGCATGTTTTTAAGAATTGGTCTAAAGATATTGACCAATACATTATGCACAATGGTTTATCTTTTGATGCACCTGTATTAAATAGATTACTAGGCACAAATATTAAACCTTCACAGGTATTAGATACATTAATACTATCACAGTTATTTAATCCATTGCGTGAAGGGGGTCATGGATTACGTGCCTGGGGTGATAGATTTAATTTTCCTAAAGGTGATATAGAATCCTTTGGAAGATATACAGAAGAACTAAAAAGATATTGTATGCAAGATGTAGATATAACACATAAGTTATATGAACATTTAAAGAAAGAAGGCAAAGGTTTTTCTAAGTCTTCTATTGAATTAGAACATCAGGTCAGAGTTATTATTGACCAACAAGAAAAGAATGGCTTTGCACTAGATGTTCGTAAAGCTATGTCTTTATACAATACATTGAAAGATGAAGCTAGTGCTTTAGAAACATGGGGCAAGACACACTTTGACCCTACAAGAAAAGACTTAAAAACAAAAACAAAATACATACCTTTTAATATAGGTTCACGACAACAGATAGCTGATAGATTACAAGAGCTAGGTTGGAAACCTAAAAGTCATACTGATAAAGGTAATGTAATTGTTAATGAAGAAGTTTTGAATAGCATAGACTTAGAAGAAGCAAAGAAGTTTGCTAGGTATTTGTTATTACAAAAAAGAATTGCACAGATTAAATCTTGGATTAAATCGTGTAATGATAAGGATGGTAGAGTACATGGTAGAGTTATGACATTACGTACTGTGACAGGTCGTATGGCACATAACAGTCCTAACATGGCTCAGATTCCTGCTGTTCGTTCTCCATATGGTAAAGAGTGTAGGGAATGTTGGACTGTTGATAATCCCTATACTCATTCCATTGTTGGTACTGATGCTAGTGGTTTAGAACTTAGATGTTTAGCACATCTTATGGATGATAAAAACTTTACTGAAGAAGTATTAAATGGAGATATACATACAGCTAATATGAAGATGGCAGGTTTAACAGATAGAGACCAAGCCAAAACATTTATATATGCTTTTATGTATGGTGCAGGTGCAGCGAAAATAGGTAAGATAGTAGGTGCAGGTGCTAAAGAAGGACAGATATTAATAGATAGGTTTCTTTCTAATATGCCTACCCTAAAAAGAGTTAGGGATAGTGTAACTGAAACAGCTAAGAAAGGTAAGATAAGAGGCATTGATGGTAGACTATTATATGTACGTTCTCCACATAGTGCATTGAATACACTACTGCAAGGAGCAGGTGCTGTTGTATGTAAGTTGTGGTTAATAAACATGAATAAAAGAATAGTACAAACAGGTGTTGATGCTAAGTTAGTTGCATCTATACATGATGAATACCAATATGAAGTTGCAAAGAAAGATGTAAAAAGATTTGGTAGTATTACCAAAGATGCTATGAAAGATACAGAGCATCAGTTAAAAATGAAGTGTCCATTAGATAGTGAATGGAAGGAGGGAAACACATGGGCAGAGACACATTAGTAAAAGAGTTTAAGGGTAGACATGACCACAAAGATTATATTAAACGTGGTATTAAAACAGAGAATATGTTTATAGATGAAGCAGTTAAGTTAGGGTATCAAGTAGAGGTTGCTTCTGATTCTCAGAACATGTCTGACCATATTGATTTAATATTAACAAAGGAGGAAATAAAATTTACAGTAGATGTAAAAGCAAGAAGAACAGGAACAGACAAGTCAAAAGGTTTTGATGACTTGTGGATTGTAGTGGAGTTCAAGAATACTATGGGTAATCAAGGTTGGCTATATGGCAAATGTGATTACTTTGTTTTTGAACAGGAAGATAAATATCTTTTGGTTGACTCTAAAGAGTTACGAGAATTATGTCACGAAGTTGTAGACTTAAATGACAGGGTAAATAGTTTTCGTAATGCAAACTATAAAGTTTGGGGTAGAAGTTACCAAAACAAACAAGACTTAATATCTAGAATAGAAACTTCAAAAGTTTTACAATTAAATAATACATTTATTTGGAAAAAAACTCTTGACTTTTCTAATCAGGTATGCGATAATTCTATTTTAAATATAATAAAAGGAAATAATATGAGTGTAATAAAAGGTAATGCCCATTGGGCAAGTGTAACAAGTCCAAATACAACTTTCGATTCAGATGGTGTATGGACTGTAGATGTAGGTAATCTTGACGAGAAGAATAAGAAGATTGCTCAAGCTGATGGAATCTCTGTGAAGAATAAAGGAGATGACAGAGGTGACTTCGTTACTATCAAAAGAAAAGTAAGAAGAAAAGATGGTAACTTAAACAAAGCTCCTGAAGTTGTAGATGCTCAGAAGAGAACTATGATTGGTACATTAATTGGTAATGGTTCAGAAGTTAATGTACTATACTCTACATATGAGTGGGAGTTTGGTGGTAAGTCTGGTGTATCTGCTGATTTAAGAGCAATACAAGTAATCAACTTAGTACTTTATAATACTGATGCAGATGCTGACGAAGCATTTGGTGTAGTTGAAGATGGTTTTGTATCTAAAGAAGCTGACTCAGAAGTTTCTTTCGCTAGTTAATCTCTAACCTAGAAAGGATAGTGTCCTATATTTACTCCATTTATATAGGGCACTATATTAGATATGAAAACAATAGACACATTAGTAGAAGATATATATAATTTATTTGACCCTATGGTTACGAATACTATAGATGAAAAAGAATTAGATAAACATCTAAAAGAATTTACAAAGAACGTAACTAATAATATTAAAACTGTTTTAAATGAACAACCTAGAAAGCAAAGAAGATTATCTTTATCAGCTATAGGTAAACCTACTAGACAGTTATGGTATGATAAACACTCTAGTTCAGAAGCAAGACCTATATCTTCTGCTACTAGAATTAAATTTTTATATGGTCATATACTTGAGGACTTACTTATACTATTGTCTAGAGCATCTGGTCATATTGTTACTGAAGAACAGAAACAAGTAAATGTAGAAGGTATTAAAGGACATCAAGACTGTAAGATAGATGGTGAATTAGTAGATTGTAAGAGTGCTAGTGGTT